GGATGGAACAACATACACATTCCACACAACGAGTGCCAACACGGGATTGTATGGGGTAAAGGTTGGGGATACATTCAAAATGAAGGCAACAGTAAAAGAAGTAACAGATACCGAAATAAAATTGATTAGATGCAGGAAAGCATAAAAAGGGGGATATGAAATGTATTTTGTCAAAATCACATCGGTTGCTACCGAAACAAACACTAACTTCGCAGGAGAAACGCACATCTACTTGTATGGCAAGCAAGAAGCATTGCTTGAAACACAGGGAAACAAGAATTTAAAAATTAAGTTTTCTCCGTACTTGGCAAGGGAATACGGATACAAGAGGAAATGCGATGCTGTGCGAAGCATGAAACGGCATCAAAAATTGAGCCAAGAGATGTTCGTGAAATTTCCTAATTGGGTAGAAACGGCAGAAGTCGTGGAAATTAACTTATAAACAAAAGGGGGATATGAAAAATGGACATGAAAGGAAAAGAAACAAAAATTGCAGAAGCTGTTGTTAGTGGGAAAGTTAAATGGGATGGCAACAGACCTTTTGAAGCACCTGTAAGGTTTACGATGCACCCATCAGGGAGAGAATTTGAATACGGAACAGGGTATTATATGATGGTTGAGGTGCTTGGCAAAGAACCTATTCAAGTAGCACATTATGATATGAGGTATATCGGGACAAGCGATATTCGAAAAGCCGCAAAGATAGCGGCAAAAGAATACTGGGGCGAAAACTTGGAAAAAATCAAAATAGTAAAAACTTATAAGGCGGAGTAACAATAAGGCGGAGTAACATCCGCCTTATTTTTTCAAAAAAACTATTTACAAATATTGGTAAAAGTAGTAATATAATAGTGTAGTTAAATAAATTTTTAGGGGGAGCAAAAATGAGATACAGCATTCCGCAGGAAAACATGGAAACTTTACAGAAAAAGATGGTTCGCATTCAGAACAAATGCAGGAAGTACGGATGCGATTTCAGGTTTGAAATCGTGGGAGAGGAAATGCGTAAAATCAACAAGCACGAATCCATCAAATGTGCGATTGTGGAAGCAGAGGGAATTGCAATCATCAATGATTGGCAGTTCGTAGCAAGCCTTGAGCATACCGAAAAGGGTAATATCATTAACAAAGCTATCGAAGTAGAAGTTCCCGAAAGGTATTATAACAGCAGACCAGTTTGCGAACACTGCAAAACGAACCACGCAAGAAAGAATACCTACATTGTACGGAACGTAAAGACCAACGAGTTTAAGCAAGTTGGGACTTCCTGCTTAAAGGATTTTACATTCGGGATGAACGCTGAAGCTGTAGCAAAATACGCAAGTGCTTTACAGGAAATTGAGGACGCACAGGATTTCAGTGGTGGGTTTGGATACCATGAAAGGTACTACGACAGGGATAGATTTTTACAGTATGCAATCGAAGCAGTGAACAAGTTTGGATACGTGAAAACTACGGACGATGGCAGGGCTACGGTGTATATGGTAACGGACTTCATCAAGGCTGACATCGGGATTGCAAGAAGCAGATACGAAGCGGAATCGATTAAAGAGGATAAAAACCTCATGGAAAAAGTGGGATTCAAGCATGACAGACCCGAAAACGTAGAAACTGCAAGAAAGGCTGTTGAATGGGCATTACAACAGAGCGAGAACAGCAACTACATGCACAACCTGATTACAGTATGCAAGATGGATAACGTAGGGGTTAGCAATTTGGGAATCCTGACAAGCTTAATTCCTGTATATTTCAAGGCGATTGAAAGAGAGTTGAAACTTGCTGAAAAGAAAGCAGAAGAAGCAAAGAGCGAATGGCAAGGGAATGTAGGGGAAAAGATAACCGCTCATATCGTTGATTGGCGGGTCGTAGCAAGCTGGAAAAACGACTTCGGATATAATACATATACATACATCTACAAGATGGTAGACGAAGCAGGAAACATCTATACGTGGAAAACTTCCAAATATATCAGCGATAGTTTTGAGAAGTTCAACATCAGTGGAAAGGTAAAAGCACACAACGAGTTCAGGGAAGCAAAGCAAACTGAACTGACAAGGTGCAAGGTAGAAAGGGCGGCTTAAAGCCGCCCCACAGGAAAGGGGGAACGAAAAATGGCAAAGGCGTATTTGGTAATTATCAACGATGAGGAGTTCCAGTTGTATAGCACCAAGGCAAGAGCACAGAAAGCGTTAACAAGGGCTTTTAATGATTCGCTAAAATGTGAGGGAGTTACCGCAAAAGCAAAGCGTGAAGCACGAAAGTACTGGAAGGTGGACAAGACAAGCTACATGGTAGACGTAGAGCAAGACGGAATGACCTATACACTGAATGGGTACTACATTCAGAGAGAGATTCACTAACATCGGGGCGGGATTACTAAAAAGGGGGAAACGAAATGAAAGACATGTTAATCAGAGACAAGTACAACAGTCTGAAATGGTGGCTGGTTAAGCGGGACAAAAATTACCATTACTACGTTCAGCAGTTTATCGGCATCAGCCCACAAAAATGGTATCCATCATCCAAGCAGATGCGGATACGAAAAAGGTTTTTGGAATCTGTACTGGAGCGAGTGATTGTATTTTAAAGGGGGAATAAAAATGAGATACTTAATTTTACAGACCAGCAGAACTGGTTATGATGCAGGACAGGCAGAAGAATGCGAAACCGCTCTTACAGTGAGAGAATTAATCAACGTACTGGAAAACTACGATGATGAAATGAAAGTGTACTTCAGTAATGATAACGGCTACACCTACGGGTCGGTTACGGAAGATTGCATTGATACGGAAGAAAGTGAGGAAGAAGCATGAACGAAGAAATCAAAAAGTATGCTGTTTTCAAATTGAAAGACCATGCAAGCATGATGGAAAAATCGTATCTTCAAAGAAACATTCCAGTTAATCGCTACCAGCATGGTGCGTTTATGGCGATAGTAGATATTCTGAAAGCCGCAGGAATCAATGTGGGATTCGAGATGGGATACAAGAAATACAAGCGTACAGATGTATCAGAGATTTACCATATAATCGAGTATGCTTTTGTTGATGGAAAACCGATTTATGAAAAAGAGGGATGCAAAACTTTGAAAAATGGGGTATACTGATAGTAATATATCAGAATCAAGGCACGCATTTAAACTTTAAAAGTAGAAAACGCTTTAAAACAGCGTAAAATCGTTTTTAAAGCGTTTTCTTCATCTGTATGATAAATTACATTAGCGAGTGTTTAAAAACGCAATACAGAGTGTTTTACGAGGTGCAAAAAGCAGTATGGTAAAATGGAAAAATCCAAAAAATGGTGGATGCCTGTATTATGACAAAAATGGATATAGATACTACATCATGGATGCGTGGCAATCTTCTTGGTGGCATATTGAGCGGAGGAAAATCATAGAGCAGAATCGAAAAAAGTACAAATCTTTTTGGGAACTTCATTTTGCGATGTTCGGGGAAAAACCGATAATGAACGGAACGGATAAAGAACTGTGTGCAATGTATGAAATCAGATTCCGCACTTCATGGGCAAATTGCGGAAATGATAATATACGGAAATGGGAATCAGATGGAAAACATTATGCGGTAGATTTGAACGAGAAATCTTTTTGGCGGTATGAATTGACCGAAAAAGTTTCACCTGATTTTCAAACTGTGGAAGAATGCAAAAGTTATGCCGATGAAGAATTATTCAAGGATACGGCATTATTTTAAAGGAGAGGAAAACATGGCAAACAAAAGGAAGTACGCAACAAAAGAAGAATACGAAAAGGCGATGCAGGAAAAGCGGAATGCGTGGAACAAGGCGAATTACAAAAGGCTGGTGGTTTTGATACCACCCGAGTTTGCAGATTGGTTCACTGCTGAAGCCAAGCGTGTAGGAATCCCAAAAAGACAGATAGTTATGGAATCGATAAAAAAATATTTTGAATCCCGCTAAAAAACTATTGCAATTTATTGTTAAAAGTAGTAATATATTGATGTAGTAAGAATATATTACAAGGGGGATTTTAAAATGGCACAGAGAAACACGATTACTAAAGAGGGTTTGATTCAATTCATCGAAAAGAATTTTGATGAACTGCGGTGCGGTGGATGTGCTGACTATTATAGCACAGACTACGGAATGAATATAGAAGATGTTTATGCTTGCGAAATGGCAATTTATAAACTGTTGGCGAACAAACATCGTAAAACTGGTGCTGTTAAGGATATGCAGGAAAGAATTGAAAAAGTAAAAAGCGGTAACTGGTAACAAACAACAGGGCGGTAATAAGCCGCCCCATAATGGGAACAAGGGGGACATAAAAATGGCACAGTTAAATGATAACGAAATGAAGATTCAGAGCAATTTAGAAAATGCGTTGGCGTTGATTGAAGAAGCAAGGATTCTTGCTATTAAAGAACGTGGCAATAAAGAGAATCGCCATGCATGGAAATATCAAGTCATGCCGAATGATTTACTCACCGCCATTAGTTCAATTAAGATTGCACAGCGGAGCATGAAATAAAGGGGGTAAAAATATGTTATACTTCATCGATTTTAAGGACAGAACTACCAACCAAAAATATGTATGTAAGCACCAAACCCATTACATTATTAGGGCGGTTGGACTTGCAACGAAAGTAGCAAAACTGTTTGACGTGGAATATAAAGAGAATTACAAAAAATATTTTGATGAGAACTGGTCAGAAGCAAGGAAAGAACAATACTACAAACTTAATTCGTGGGCGGTACGGGTTAAGGATGATGATGGCAAAACAGTACTTCTTTTGAACAGTGATATGGTAAGGGGGTAAAGATATGACCATAAAACTTGCCCACGGACAGGCGTATGTGGAAAAAACTTACGCCGGGTGGTTTTTAAACAGCATTATCGTTGAAGAAGATTATCGGGGCAAGGGCATTGGAACAAGGTTGATGAACAAGGTGCTTGAAAGATGCGGTCGCCCGATTTACCTACTCGCCACCGAAGAATTAGGCGGTGATGCTGTACGGCTTAAAGAGTTTTACAAGAGGTTTGGGTTTATGACCTATCGGCAAAAACGTAGTGATGATTTGCCTTATAATGCTAACATGGTTCTGATGATGTAGGGGGTAACGAGATGTTTAAAACTATTGAGCAGGAAAGAGCCGAAGCAGAAGCAATGGTAATGGGTATGAATGTTATCGGCAGTATTCGCAGGATTGAATGCAGTGGTTATATAAGCCCGTGGGACGATACCGATATGGATACTACGGAAACGCTGTATCAAAATAAAAAAGGTGCGTATTATTTGAGAGTAGAACAGTATCATGATTTTCTGTCTGCTGATGATGTATGGCATATTACCCGAAAAGAAGCGGAAAGCTGGATTCGGAAAAACGTGCGTAATATTTGGGTAGCACACAAGCGGTCAATAAAATTGATTAAAGCAGGATAATTTATATCCTGCTTTTTTATTGTCTGAAAACCGATGCGTAAAATCGTTCGTGGTGCGTTTTTGTATGTTGGCTAATGTAATTTATCACACCTATAATTAAAATGCGCGTATGGGAGTTTTACGCTGAAATAGCGATACTTACTGTTATTTATGCTTTTGCATTACATGATGCAGGAGCATAGATAACAGCTTTTTATTATCTAAAAACAAATTCAACGATAATATCATAGCTTTTTCCGTAGGGAGTTCCCGTTCGTGTGAGCATTACTTTTCGGCATACGGAAAGAATGATGTTGCGTTTGCTTTCAAACGAAACTGCTTTTTGCTTTACTGTTGATACAATCTTTTCGGTATCTGTTTTCTTTTGTGGTTGTGCTTCCTGTATCAGTTTTTCTTCTTGCGATTTAAGCATCTGTAATTTTTCGGTACATTGCTCCGCTGATATGTAATTCTGTGAAAACCAATTCATGATGGCGTTGCGTTGCTGGTTGATTTTATCCAACTCCTTTTTTACATCAATCTTTTTTTCCTGCGGTGGTTCGTGCTGTGCAATATATGTTTTTATAGATTTTTCTGTTTTGCATAATTTTTTTAATTCCTGCCAAACAAGGGCATCAATTATGCTTGCTTGCATGGTTCGGTTTCCGCATGACGTATCCAGTTGGCTGTTGCATTTATAAAAATAGTATTCCTTTCCCTTGTCGCAGTGATGCTGAAATAGCATTTTCTTTCCGCATATACCGCAATATGCGATGCCTTGTAATAGTGCGTGGTATTTTGTTTCACGCACTTTCTGTATTTTGTTGCGATTGCGTTTTTCTTCCGCTTTTTGAAATATTTCCTTGCTGATGATGGCAGGACAGGACATTGGAATCCATTCAGAGGAATCACGCTTTATTTCCTCTATCTTTTTGATGCCTACTTTTTTGCGGTACACTTGCAAAGCGTAGTATTCGCCCGTGTACTGTTGGCGGCGAAGAATGTTGCATACTACACTGCTACTCCATTTTGCAGTTCCTAATGGTGAGGGAATTCCTTTTGCATGAAGCGTTTCTATGACCTTTTTTTGACCGCCCGAATGATTTATATAGTAATCGAAAATTAGGCGTACTATGGCGGCTTCACGCTCGTTTACGGCATACTTTCCGTCTATAAAATCATATCCATATACATGGGAATCCATGATAGGCAGACCACGCCTTAATTTCCCACGCCTGCCACGGGCAAATCTGTCCTGTATTTTGATTCTTTCGTATTTTGCAAATGAGCCTTTTATTTCATAGAATAGCTGACCTTCGGGTGTTTTGGTGTATTCTGAATTAACGTAAACAAGGGTAGCTGTTTTTTCTATTTCTTCCGTGATGAGCAGTAAAAGCATAGTATCACGGGCGAGCCTGTCTGTATCGTAGATGATAACATAATCGTGTAGCTTTGCCGCCAATGCGTCCCGTAGGTCATCCAGTGCTGGGCGTTCAAGGTATGCTCCGCTATAGCCGTCGTCAACGTACTCTTTTATAGATGTAGCACCGAGTGAAATAGCTTTCTGTTTACAGGCTTCTATCTGTGTTTCAAGGCTATATCCATGTTCGGCTTGTGCGGCTGTTGATACTCTTGCATAAATAGCGGCATTCATGTTGCGGTGTTCCTTTCATTTTGCTATAATGAATCTGCTACGAAACCGACATCCGTAGCAGGACATTGCGAGTTCCCCGGAACTGCTCGCAGTGTCCTTTTTTATTTACTAAAATTTTAAAAAAATATTGTTATAATCATTTTGCTGTGATAAAATAACTGGTATGGGAGGTGAATTATCATGGCAGAAAAAACAGGACGAAAAAGAATTTATGATGGGGATGAACGGGAACGGCATCGGCAGGCTGTTAAAAATTATGTTGAAAACCAAAAAATAGAAGCAGTAAAAAATGGTATTCCGCTCCGCAGACAGCTACAAAAAAACAAGGTGCAGTTAAATGTAAGTATAGAAACGTATCTGCATAACAAGTTAAAAGCGGAAGCGGAACGCAGAAATATGACGTTGCGTGAACTTGTAATCGAGAAATTGAGCCGTTGAAATTGTATGCAATTTTAGTAAAATTTAATGGAGTGATAAAAACTTTAGTAAACTAAAAATAGCTTTAAAACGCTGTAAAATTGTTTTTACGGCGTTTTTGTTGTTTTATGATAAATTATATTAACGTGTTGATAAAACATTGATACAAGCTATTTTACGCTGTTGAATTTTTAAGCCGCATGAATACTGCGTTTGCAATGGTTGTTTGATGCTATGTTTTGTGATTTTTAAATAGTTCGTAACAAATGTATTTATACAGTGTACAAAAATAATTGTTGACTTTATCAATACGATGTGATAAAATATATTGCTTTTTTATTTTACCTTTTGATTTATTGACATTTTGCTTTTTAGTTGGTAAAATTATTATGTAAATTCATTTCCATATTTTAACCCCTTTTTATCTTTATATTTTTTTATCCCCCTCGTTTCCGCTTGCAGAAAATGCAGGCGGATTTTTTTATTTTATTACGCTGATATAACTTTTTCCTTTTCCGTGTATTGTTTTTGGGAAAGCAAAAAATCCATGTATGCTGATAAGGCGTTTTCTCCATTTGCATTTAATTTTTTTATGCTGTTCTCAAATTGCTGAATTTTTACATCTTTTGTTAATGATGGCGGCAATATCCCTATCCTGCCGAGTAGCCAATCTGTTGTAACATTGAACGTATCTGCTATTTTTACGAGCATCGGTGCGCTGGGAATGCTTTTCGCCTGTTCCCATACATTGATTGTTTGTTGTGAGCAATTTAATAATTCGGAAAATTCCTCTTGCGTCATCTTTTTACTTGTGCGAATGAATCTTATTTTTTCCGCAAAAATAGGGTTATATTCAGATTTACTCATGGTTTTTCACCGCCTTTCATATATATAATTGTACTAAAAAGATTTGTGCGAATAAATGTAAAAAATTAGTAAAAAGTTGTTGATTTTACTAATGTTATTTGTTATAATAAATAAAACCAATGCTGTTGGTTAAATCTTAAATACGGGGGTGAATAAATGAGAGAACTGCTAATTCAGTACAGGGGTAAAAGAAGCCAAAAGATGATGGCTGAAAAATATGGTGTAAGCCAGCAGACATGGTCGTTTTGGGAATCGGGAAAAGCTACTCCAAGTCCTGCAATGATGAAACGGATTGCAACGGATAGTAAAAAACCGATGGAAAAAATTTTTTTTGATGCTTTCAACCAATGACGATAGTTAAAAGGTGAAACGATGGGCGAGAAAAAAGTAAAAGCCACTATACACGGCATCAAAATTAATGCGGTAGTAAGGTGGCAAGGGCTTACAGAGAAAACAAAAAGCCAGTTCAATGAAGAACTGGCAAGGGCGATAGTAAAGGGGGATAAAGATGGATAAAGCGTTAGAAGCTATAGAACGTATGCCGAAGTTACATAAGCAGATAGTTAAAAAGTTTTTAGAAAGTGCAATTAAATCTTCGGATGAACACGATGTAATATGGCATTTAAATTACATTAGTGCTTATGTACAGGCATTGCACGTTGAGGGAATTGTGGGTTTTGACGATTGGATGGCGTTCTTTGAATTAAAGCCTGAAGATTTACGGGAGGTAGCATGATGGAAAACGTGATTGTTAAAGCGATGTACGGCATCGTAAATGTATATAGCTTATTGGTCGGTACAGTTATGACATGGGCAGAAACCGCAGTTGAAAAAAATCCGTATATCAGCGGAATTGTGACGGGGGTGGTGATTTGGGAACTGTTTATAAAGTAAAAAGCCGCAGGCTACTGCGAATAGCCTACGGCGAGATGAGAAAGGGTCGTGATAAAAACCTTTCCTATATATTGTAGCACAGAAATGGGGGAACTGCAATGAAATGGTTAAAAAGTTTGGGGTTTGAATATAGCGTAACCGTAAATGTATGGCTGAAGCTTTTCGTACCCGAATCTGATGAATGGAAAGCAGAAGAAATTGCTTGCGAAACTTTTGATAAAATCGCTGACCAGTTCGAAGCGAGATTCGATGATTACGATGAAATTAAGCATATCGCTTGCGGTAGTGGTTATGAAATTGAAGCTAAACAGGTTTATACAGTTAATGTTTCCGCTTTCGACCACGAACAGGCAATGAAAGATGCAGAGGAAGTATTCACCCGAAAAGTGATTTATCCTGATGTAGAAATGAGCGTTGAAGCATACGACTACGAATGGGTTAAAGAGCCATGTTATGAAATTGTAGGTGAATAGATATGGCATACAACTATACCCAGCAACAAATCGGCAATTACAACCCAGCAGGTATTGAGATTAATCTCGGCTATTATGCACTTGCTGAATGTATCCTTACCGACCATCATAGCGGGGAGACATTATATAGGTGGTGCAGATTAAGGGAAACTCCAAAGAATGCACCACAAGAAAATTTCACTCCTGTAAAAAGGCGAAAAATTGTACGCATTATAGCGGACAGAAAGAAGCTGTTAAAGCTGTTAATGTTCAATGGATTGGCATATAAAGACATGTGCAACATTATAGGTGCTTCGACATATGTTTTTTATAAATTAATGAAAGAAATGCCAGTGGATTCCATTTATTTAGAACGCATCGAAGAAGCATTTAAATTAAAAAAAGGTGAGTTATTAAAGGAGAATGCAAAATGAGCGATATGAAAGAAAAATTCCGTTTAATGGCAAGACCGCCAAAAGAAGCTTTACGCACTATAGATTTTGGAAAATTAAAAAATAAGACCGATATTAATCCGCAATGGCGAATTGAAGCATTGACCGAGGTCTTTGGCTTGTGCGGTGTTGGCTGGTATTACGAAATCATGGCTATCAACCATCAGGAAGTACAGGCTACTGGCGAAAAGATGGTTTACGTTACCGTAGGTATTCACGTTAAGCAGGAAGACGGAGCGTGGAGCGCACCTGTAATCGGTATTGGAGGGGATTTCACAATCATTAAAGATAAAAACGGTATTCATGGAAATGACGAAGCGTTCCAAATGGCATTAACTGACGCATTAGGTAAGGCGGCAAAGTGCCTTGGTATTGCAAACGACATTTATCGTGGAAAGTACGATAGCAAATACGGCTGGCGTGATGAGCATGAAAAGGAAATGCAGAAAATCACAGATAAAAGTCAAAAGCGGTTAGATGCTGAAGAAAATTACCGATATATCAGTGCGGATAATATCGAAGTGAAGATGTCAAACGGAAGATGGATAAACCTTGATGAATGTCCGTTAAACTGGCTTGAAATCCTGTTGGCAAATGAAAAGTTTGAGGGCATTAAAGCTGATGTACAGAAACGCATTGACTTAATTAAAGGGGCAAAATGAGGAAGTCGATTTTAACTGATGATTTGGAACACAGCTTTTTAAGTGGCATTCCGACAAATGTAGTTCACCATATCTATGAGGGGTATGGCAGGAGGAAGATAAGCGAAAAGAACGGATTTATCGTACCTCTTACTCCTGCCGAACATAATATGAGTGACAACGGAGTACATTTTAATAAGAAGTTAGATTTGTATTTAAAAAGGTTGTGCCAAGAAAAATATGAAGAAACGCATAGCCGTGAAGAATTTATAAAGCTAATAGGTAGGTCGTATTTATAGGGGGTTAAAAATGAGACAAACCAAAGGCGTAGTAACAGCAGACATTGACGAGATTAGGCGTAATATTTGCGAAAAGATATGCCTGTATACAGAGTGTGCCAACATTACGTTGGACATTTTACTGGATAGGTGCGGGTTGGAGCATAGCTTAAAAACAAAAATCGCAAACTGTAACTGGCAAGATATGACGTTTTTACAGGTGTTTCAAATTTGTGAAGCCTTAAATATTCGTTATGAAGATGTTTTTGAAACTAAAGATGAGCAGACCTATAAGAACATTTTGCGGGACAAACGGCTGTGTGCAGTTATAGCTAATAGAATAAGAGAACGTGACCTTTCAAGGGATAAGGTTGCGGATGTGTTAGATGTTAACAGATTAAATTTCCGAAACTGGGTAGCGAGAGGTTTTATTCCCAATCCTACATGTTTATCAAACGTGGTAGCATATCTGAATATCAAGGCAAGTGATATTAAGGCGTTAAATCAGCAAAAGGTTGAGCCTGTAAAAGAAGAACCGAAGCAGGAAGTAAAAGTTGATGTAATGGACGAGGTTATAAAAGCCGTAAGTCTGTACAAAAACATTAAACAGTATGTTGCGGAACTGGATGAAATCATCGCAAAGGCACAGAAGTTAAGAGAGTTACTGGGAGGTGTTGAAAATGGGGAAACAGCAGGAAAGGGTGCTTAACTATATGCAGGACTACGGAAGTATTTCCAGTTTGGAAGCGTTTAAAGATTTGGGCGTAACGAGGTTATCCGCAGTAATTTTCAATCTGAAACGCAAGGGTGTGCAGATTAAGAAAGTTCAAGAATCCTGTAAAAACAGGTATGGAGAGCCTGTACATTTTGCAAGGTATAGCGTGGTGAATGCTAATGAGATTTAAACCAACAGGCATATCAGCCACAGATTACGGCACAGGCATTGTTTTGAACGTGGGTGTACCTCACATATATGCCAAGGATATAGATGCCCTTGTAGCGAGTTTTAAGACGGGAAATGAGTATGAAATAAAGCCGTACAAGCAGAAACGCAGTTTGTCAGCTAATGCACTGGCTTGGGTTTACTGTGATAAGTTAGCCGAAAAACTACACAGTACCAAGGAGGAGATATACCGAATAGCTGTTGCGAATGTGGGCGTATTTACCGAAATAAAAGTTGCTGATGCAGAAGCCGCCAAGAGATTTCGGCAGATATGGCAACATAACGGGGTTGGTTGGCTGACAAAGACCATAAACGAAACTACAATCCAAGCGTATTACGGAAGCAGTACATATAACACGCAGGAGATGGCGAGATTGATAGATTTTCTGCAAGACGAATGTAAGCGTCAGGGCATTGAGGTAAGAACAAAGGAAGAGGTCGAAAGTATGTTACGGGAATGGGGGAAAGGTTGAAAAATGAATGATGAATTTCCAAGTTATTTTTCGATTACTCCTGCACCAGTAAGATATGATGAGCGGCTTACAGATGGGGAAAAAATCCTTTACGGAGAAATAACAGCACTTGCGAATAAGGACGGATACTGTTATGCGACTAACGGATATTTCGCGAGGTTGTATAAGCGTACAGAGTCCACAATATCTGTAAGAATCAGTAATTTACAAAAGTTCGGCTATATAAACGTAGTCATAGAAGATAACTACAGGCGTAGGATTTACATCGAACCCCTTTCGAAAAATCTAAAGGGGGTATTAGAAAAATCTAAAGGGGGTATTAGAAAAATCGAAAAGGGGGTATTAGAAAAATCGAAAGATAATAATACAAGCATTAATAACAAATTAAATAGTAAAAATCAATATAAAAACAATGGTGAATCTGCTAACGAGGATTTTGAGGTTTTTTGGAGGGAATACCCAAAACATAAAGGGAAGCCTGTTGCGGAAAAGGCGTTTGCAAAAGCGATTAGGAAAATTGAACTGGAAGTCATGCTTGAAGCAATACGCAGGCAAAAGCAAAGTGGGCAATGGCGAAAGGATAATGGACAGTATATCCCATATCCTGCAACGTGGCTGAATCAAGAAAGATGGAACGATGAACCCGATGATTGCATGGGAAACAGTTTTTATAACCCGTCACATGGGAAAAATGATATACATTCAGGGCTGGCAATGGCATTGGATTTGATAGCGGGGAGCGAAGATGGATAAAGAGCGGATAGATAAAACAAAATATATTGCGTCCCTGTTTGCGGCTTTTGGTCAGTCGGGAGATGGTGCAAGGATAGCAATATATTACAGAATGCTGAAAGACGTTCCGCTTGATGCATTAAAACTGGCGATAGACAAGTTAATACTGGAGAGTAAATACCTGCCTACCATTGCGGAAATTAGAGAAGCATTAAAGGCACTTATGGAAGAAGCGAACGGAACGAGGATTAAAACGTGGCAGGAAGCACAGGCTGAAATCGCAAGGGGCATCACAAAAACATGGTTTAAAGGTTGTTTGGGAGAAATACCGCAAACACATGAGGACTACGGAAAACCTTGCGAGCCGATGTGGAGTACACCTGAAATAAAAGCGGCTGTTGATAGCTACGGAATGGATAACATAGCAATGATTAATGCGTCAGATATGCCTATTGT